CAAGAATTAATAAAACCATGTGGGAAATTAATTATTTAGAAACTTTTGGCGGTAAGTATATTTGCAGCAAAAACGTTTTTACAACATAATTAAAAAGAGAAAAAATGGCAGAATCAAAATTTTTACGTTATCAAGATAAGAATGGTGATGGCTTAATTGATGTTTGCGAAGACATTGTTGAAGTCAAAGAGGGAGTAGTTTGTCCCGAGTGCATTCCAGATCCGAATGCAGTAATGCCCGATTGGCGAACCGGCACCCAAAAAGAACCTTGGCTTAATGGAAAAAACTGTAAATTTCAAATTGTTATAATTGCTAGTGATCACTCATCTCTTCTGGCGGCCGACACAGAAAAGCCAGAAAAGCCGGGTGCCGAATTATTCGAACAATATCAAGAAAGGGCTATTAAAAACCTTTTACTTGGATTTAATAAGAAAGTTATCGAAGCCTCCAAAGGAATGCTCAGAGAGTCAATCGAACATACAAAATATTATCTAGATGTGCGGCCCGGCTCTAGAGTTAGATTATTATATTCTGTACCTTATGAAGACTTTGTTTTATTAGAAGACGACGATAATTTAGAGGATGAAGAGATAAGCCCTCTAGAACAACCTCTGATTGATTCCGGCGCAAAAACAATTACTTATATGGCCGACGATCTTTATCCATTTCTAACATTTGTTAGAAAAGGTTTACGACTTTATGGCATGTATTATAAAGTATACCAAGCAATTGAAGGCGGTAATTTAGTTTTTGCAAACTCAAGAAAAGTTTTTACAACCGATCAGCTTAGTAATTATGGAAAGCGTACCGGTACTATGGGCGCTATTTTAGGCGATTTAGACAGCTTTTTAAACTCTAAAGGCTTTAATATCGTCGGCGCCTGGCCACCGGGCCTTTTTAAGGACAGAGTTAAAAAAATAAATATTAAATTTAGCTCAAGATATAAAGTTAAAAAGCTCACAGTCTGGACTGAAAATTGCGGAGAAATTCCAACAATATATAAAGGAGACAAATTAGCCTCCCTTACAAAAAAAGAGTCCTTTAAGGATTCAACAGCCATGGCCTATTTTGCCAGTTTGCATGAAATGCATGCAGCCCTAGATGCGAGAACACCAGAACCATGGATTGATTTTATTAAAAAATATACCTATCCCGAAGTTGTGGAAGAAATTAATTACGGAATTAAGGAAACTGCCGCCGATTGTATTGCAAAAAATCTCATTGAAGAAAGCAAGCAATTAGGACAAGATATTTTAGATCCTGTTTTCGGGCTTAAAGATGCCATAGCCTACCAATTTCATAAAAATATGTGTAAAAAATCTCTTGAAGAAACTCAAGAAGAATGGAAAAGATTAGGACTTGTCTATGATCCTGAATCAAAATCAACTAAAAATATTCTTGTTTTTGCACAAGAACAAGCATTTAAACAAATGGAAGGGGGCGACGATCCTTTTGTTGAATTATGCGTGCTTCTTTTAGGTGGTGCCCTCGCGAGCAAGGGGGGGATGTCGCAGCAGATGGTTGATGAAATATTTTCAAAAGGCCTCGATAGACTAAAATTGTGCGGTCTTTATGAACTTTTAATGGATTGTATTGGATGTTTAATGAAAGGACTAACATTAGAAGAATCACTTTCTCGTATTCTTAAAGCTGCTTTAGGAGCTATGTCGATTGAAAACTTTGGAGATCTCTTTATTGGCCTCCCGGCCGAAAAGCAAGCTGAATTAGATGCGCTAGTTAAGAAAAAGCTTGCTAGCGGCGATTTGTTTAAAGATGACAGCCAAAATCAAGAAATTTCAGATACGATTGCGGGCAAAATAAATGTAACAAAACCCTGGGATCAGCCAGAAAATATCGAAGAACAGCGCGCCACCAAGACAGAAGGTATGGTAGGGATGACGTATAAAGAATTACAAGGCTCTTCGGAGAGAAGTAGAAAAACGTTGGCTCAACAACTCGATCTTGCCGATCCGAGTCGCCAATTAAGTCCTAATGTTGTATCCCAAGCATATGTTCTTGCATTAATAGAAGTATATGCTGATGATTATTTTGGATTGCTGGATATAATAAATAAATATCCAGGTGCACAACTTATTGCTAGTTTTATTGCTTTAATGGATTGTCCTCGGCCACCCATTCTCGATCCAAGTGTAACAGACGCTGTTAAGTCTATAGAATTGCCTTTCTGCGACAATATTTTTGATATCTCCATGCCACAGATTCAAAATCCATTTGGGTGGATTCCTAAAGTGATGGACTGGACGGGCCTTTTATTCTTGGCCGCTCGACAAGCCATCCAACAGGCCATAATACAGATAATAATAAAACTTATGGTAAAGATTTGTTCAATATTAGGAGGCTCTCTCTGCGATCTGTTGGGCCGCGGCGGCAATATGGCAGACTCCCTTCCGCCGTCCCCCAACGAATTAGGACAGGCATGCGAATCAGCCTTTAAGGATATGATTCAAGATTCAATTTGTGGTGCGGACGCCGAGGAAGCTTCAGTAGATCAAACCATTACATCTCTTTTTGCAAATCTTGGAATTGGCGCCGCGGCATTTGCTAATCAAGATCAAGTAATTAAATTCGCTGAAGATCTTTCTTGTGCTGTAACACCGCTAGAGCTAATAGAAGCATTTCAAGGAAATTGTTCCAATGAATTTCTGTCTATTGTTGATAGTTTAATTGAGTTTGAATATCCCGATTTTCGTGAAGGCCTAAGCAACAAGAATTCAATTTGCTCCTTTTTTAAAGATACAGGTAACCTGTTCCCAGTAGAGGTAAAAGATAATATGCGAGATTTCGCGGATGCATTACCCGCAAGCGAATTGGTGCCGGCAAATCCCTCCTTGTGTGCTGCTCCTGATGCATTTGAAAATTTTTGTGAATTAAGGGCTGGCTTGTTGGAAGGTCGCTCCTCTCCCGAACAAGCGCTTCAAATGTGTGAAGATTTAAGAGAGGACTTACAAGACGATTTGGAGGATATAGCTAATATACTACAAAATAATCCTTTTGACGGCGGAACTGCACTTCCACCAATGGTTTCCGATCCCGGATGTGACAACGGTATATTTCCGTTTGAACCCGAAGAAGCAACCAACACAACAACTCAAGCACTTAGCAATGGACTAGAACAATTAAAGATTAATTTTTCTGAAGATATGCTCGGTAATGGCCCATTTGAAAGCCGGTGGGGACTTATTAATATGATTCTTTCAGACACACAAGGCAATCCATACACAGCACACACACGAAAATCATTTTTTCAACGACGATATGTGGATTTTGTAACGGATGTCGAGGGCGAGGACTGGTGGAAGAAGAAACATTATCCCAAGCAAGCGGCCGTTTGGAAACAGGTTGGCCAGTTCCCAAAATTTGTGGCCAGACATATGAAAAATCAAATGGAAGCCGCGACTATATCCTTTGATTCAAGCAACTTATATCTCCCCACCGATAGATCAGTTACAAAATCTTTTGAAGATCTTGGATTTGATACGTGGTTTGGCCCACCAGATGTTAATTTAACAGAGATACCAGAACTTGGTTATAATATTGTGCCCCAAGTTAAAACAAACGCCGAAAAAGTGGTTTTTGTTGAATTGGGCAGAAAAGAAAAAGCAGACATGTCGCTATCATTTCAAGATTTATATGCAGGACGAACAATTATTACTGAAAGAGATTCGAATGGCTTCCCGCGAGCGGAGGGGAATACGTGGGGATATGGTTTTGAGATAGGGATGTATACAAATGATTTGCATGATTTAAATGCTTTAAAAGTAGGCGCCGCCGAAATTCCTGCGAATCGTTTAGACGGGAATGCTAGAATTGTTATCACGGATAAATTTAATTTAGCAGTTCAAGAAATAGATCCAGAGATTGAAGCCCTCCTGTCCAGGGACGAGTTGAGAAAGTATGGAGTTACTTCTGATGGAAATGCGGTTTTAGAAGAACAAAAATATGAATTTTTAGCTATTGACGATGTTTTTGAAAGATTAGACTTTTCTGAATATCCAAACTTTTTAAGAACTTCTGAAGAAAAAGTTTCTTATACACCACCTGTTTATTTGTTACAAGAGATATTGAAAAAAAATGGCTCAGCGCATTCTCTAAAATCTATAAAGACGGTATATGATACTACCATAACCGCAATAACAAATGATATGATACAGCAAATAGCTGCTAATGAGGGTGCTTTTGCTTATGGTGCTGTTTTTGATGATTTAACCACTAGCGCGTTTGATTATGTATTGTCATCCGAAACGACAACAGAACGCGGCGCAGTTATTTCTCCGGCCGGCACTCTTTATGCTGAAGCAGAAGTAGATGATGGAGATGGCGGCACACGGAAAATTCGCAGAAAAGATCAAATAATGGGGGTGAGTCGAGATCAATATGATAATGGTGAAGACGCCAGAGTAATTTATTTAAATCCAGGCCAGTTTGGAGGTTCATATCTTAGTCCACCTGTATATGTTAAGCCTCTTAAAAATAAAGGATGGGTTGCACTAGTAGAAGCATTGTTCCCAGAGATGAGCCAATGTAAGCCGCGATTAAGCGATCTAGTTGATTTTGGCGATATTGACGAGACTATCCAGAGCAAATATTCACAAATTCCTGAAGACGAAAGACTAAAAGGAGATCCGGATTGCGTTGAGGAAATTCCTTACTCTAGAATTCTTTCAAGACCCGCAAAGGCTGGTATCGAGGGTCTTATTATAGCAGCATTAAGAATTTATGCATGTACCCATTTTGTAAAATCATTAGCTACTTTCACATGGCTTAAGCCATCCGCAGAAAATTATAGTTCTATATTTTCGCAATATATTATTGAGAATATGGAAGAAGACTTTAAAGAGCCTTCTACGGGTCTCGCAGCTTTGAGTCCTTTTAAAGATAGTGAATTCTGGTATGGATTTTTAGAGCAGGGTGTGCAATTATATAGTCGACTTATAGATGAAGGCGAGATTGAACCTCCTCAATATATATGGGATGCTTTAGAGAGGCTTGGTAAAGTCCAACAATCGTATGAATATCCCTATAGAGATGATTTGTGGGATGCTAAAATAGCGCGGGAAATAGGTTGGTTAACCTTTCTAAAAAACTATAGAATGGAAAATAACCTAGAAGCAGTTCAAGCCACTGAAGAAGACGCAAAATTAATTTTAAATGAATTAATGAAAAAACAATTAGACTACGTAGGCGAAAAGATTGTTGCTAATCTAAAATCGATTGGGATGGTTCCAGAATATAATGATTTGATTTATTATATGTTATCACAACATACTTCTGGCGCTTCTAGTTTAGATCTATCTGGCGACTGGATGGAAGTGGCCACGGACGACGGTATGGAAATTGGCGCCTCTGGAGAATATACAACTGGAAATACATTTACGGTACATGAAGTGCGCGGCGAAGATGATTTAAAGAAGGGCGATCCTTATGTAGGCTATTATCATGTACACGAAGATAGTGATGGTAATCCTGTATATATGGTAGGCGAAGAGCACATTGATGATGAGCATTCTGTTTTAAAACTATTTGCAACAAAAACAAAAATAATTTCCGCAATAACGGGCAATGATCTGGGTGACATATCTGAATATGGAACGGCCGTCGTTGATTCTACGAAACCATTTATGATTGAAAAATATATTAGCATTAACGGCGCCAAAAAGAAGACCACAACCGCAATTGACCAAATTAAAACCAAGCCACCCGGAGATAATATTTCCGATTGGTATGGCGGTACGTTAAAACAGGGAATTAATGCAGCCGGCGCCGTAGTTGGATTAGAGGGGCAATTAGGAGTACGCTACGGTTTAGAGTTTTCTGTTGTGGTTAATGGGCAGAAAGCGCGCCTCACAACTGTAGAAGTTGATGCCTTAGATACGACCATTGCCGATATGGCCCCGCTTGAAGACAGTAGCAAACTTTTATTATGTTTAATTGAAAATCTCAAAAAAGACAACATTTTTCAAATAGCCGTAGATTATATCTTTGCATTGAATAAATCATCTGCATTCATAGCAATTTATAATGATCTCGCTTTCTTACCTTCAATTGGAGAAATAACGGTTCCATATGGAGTTTCTGAAGGCAAAGATTCAAGCTTTACCGATAAACCTGGAATGAAAGTGAAAATCGAGATCACAGATGGCGTTGCGAGTGTCGATACGAGTGATTCAAAGTACGGCTGGGCAAGTTATAAGGAACGACAACCTGGACGCCTAGGCGGCCTATTTGTTAATGAGTGGGATAGCTGGGATAAAGAATTATTACGACAATCTAAAAGACGTATAAAGAGAATGTTTAAGGATTATTACAATTCTAGAAAGTGGAGACCCGGAGATCGAGGCGGAATGAACGTTTCTAATCTTTTTGTAAGAAATTTAAGAGCTTCTTTTGGGCCCAAGCCTGGAATTAAGCTTGTTCCATGGTGGAAAAAACGAAAATTCCGTATAAATCCGTTTAATGCAGAAGGTGCAATGTGCAAGAAAAAGGATTAATTGATATTTACTGTAACAAAGGAACAACCATATGTCTTCTTTAAGTCTACATCTCCCGATTACATATAATTCTGCTGATGGATTTACAATGATTAAAAGCGTTAAAAGAATGATTAAGCAAAACTTTAAAATGCTTTTACTGACTAGTCCTGGTGAAAGAGTTATGGAGCCCAATTTCGGTGTCGGAGTAAAAAATTATTTATTTTCTATGTATTCTGAAAATGTGCCGGCACAACTTAGAAGTAAAATAATGGAACAAGTAAACATATATTTACCTGTAGTTTCTATTACAAGTATTGATTTTCGGACGACAAATCCGGATACTAGCACTTTAGGATTAGTGATTACCTATCGAATACCCGAAATAGGAGCTAGAGATTTAATTGAATTAACTATTTAATTTGGAGACTTTTTATGCCAAACGAACAAAAAAAGATTCTTCCTATAGACTATACGCACAGAGACTTTCAGAGTATTCGCGAAGATCTGATGCAAATAGCGGAAAGATTCTACCCAGATACATTTCAAGATTTTAGTGAAGCTTCCTTTGGAAGTTTAATGTTAGATGCAGTAGCCTACGTAGGAGATCAGCTGTCTCTTTACCTGGACTATAATGTTAATGAATCCTTTCTAGATACAGCTTATCAATATAGCAATGTTGTACGTCATGGTAGAGTTTTAGGATATAAAGATACCGGCCGCCCATCTACATATGGACAAGCAGGCCTGTTTGTTATGGTGCCCGCTTCTCCTACTGCGCTTGGACCCGATTCGAGATATATACCTATTCTTAAGCGCGGATCAAGATTTACTTCGCAAAATGGTTTAAACTTTGTATTAATAGGAAATGTAGATTTTAATCAACCTATAAATCCTATTGTTGTGGCAAAAGTAGATACTTCTACTGGCGCGCCCACACATTTCGCGGTTAAGGCCTATGGAAATGTAGTGTCGGGATATTTTTCACAAGAACAAATCAACGTGGGCCCTTATCAGCGATTTTTAAGACTAAAACTTAGTGCTGGTAATATATCGGAGGTCTTATCAGTTACCGATTCACAAGGAAATGAATATTTTGAGGTGGATTATTTGTCACAAGATCTTGTTTTTAAAGAAGTATCAAATACAAATTTTCAAAATGATAATGTTCCCTCAATAATAAAGCCTTATTTGGTATCAAGAAAATTTATTGTTGAAAGAGATCGCTATAATGTTTATCTACAATTTGGAAGCGGCAAACCGGGCCAAACCGACATTGTGGCGGATCCCCAAACTGTCGCACTAGATATTTTTGGAAAGGCATACACAACAGACACAACATTTGATCCCTCCAGGCTGTCCAAAAATGATAGTTTTGGAGTAGTCCCGGCCAACACAACTCTTACAATTATTTATAGGATTAATAATCCTACTAATTCCAATGTTGCAGTGGCCGCACTTAGTCAGGTTTCTGATGCAAAATTTGATTTTAGCGATAGATCCTCTCTAACGACGCAAAAAATAAACGATGTTGTAAATTCTTTAGAAATAAACAATGAAACTCCAATTATAGGAGACATCACAAACCCAACAAGCACGGAAATTAAAAGAAGAATTTTTGACACCTTTCCAACACAAAACCGTGCAGTCACACAGGCCGATTATGAAAATTTAGTTTATAGAATGCCAGCAAAATACGGCTCTTTAAAGAGATGTTCGGTTCAAAAAGATCCAAACTCTTTAAAAAGAAATTTGAATATGTATGTTATATCTCAAGATGAGTTTGGAAAATTAACACAAACAAATCAAACAATAAAGAATAATCTTAAAACATGGATTAATCATTATAGGATGATTAACGATACAATTGATATATTAGATCCATATATTATTAATTTAGGAATAGATTTTGTAGT